TTTAAATATCTTTTAGAATTAAAAGATCCAATAAAAAAAGAAACAGAAATAGTAAAACTTCAAATAAAAGCAAAAGAATTAAAAATACCAAGACAATTTAATAATTTATTTAAAAGATATCAAGAGAGTTATGTTAAAAATTTAAAAAATAAAGGTGGAAATAAAACACAATTCACTGACTGCCCATATAATCAACTAAATTGTGGACAATGGAATGCTGATGATACTGGAATATATAAAGTTGATTACAACAGCATGGTACAACCAATAAAGATTAAAGCATGTAGTCATCCTATAATTCCAGTAGAAAGGTTAATTAATATTGATACAAATATTGAAAAAGTAAAATTAGGCTTTTATAAAGACAAAAAATGGCAATATGTAATTGTAGAAAAAAATACAATAGCAAGTAAAAGCAAAATATTACAGCTAGCAAATTTAGGAATAGAAGTAAATGAAAACAATGCCAAAGATTTGATTACTTATTTATCTGATATTATGGAATTAAATGATATAGAACCTAAAATAAGTGTAGGTCATTTAGGATGGATTGATAAAGAATTTATACCATATTCAAAAAAATACTGTCTTGATGTAGATAAAGAATTTAAGCAAAAGATAGATAGTATTTCTGAAAATGGAAGTTATGAAGAATGGAAACAATTTATAAAAGAACTAAGAAACAAAAGTAGTACATTAAGATTCATGATGGCAAGTTCATTCGCAAGTGTGCTAGTAAGGATTTTTAAATTAAATACATTTATAGTACATTTATGGGGAAAAAGTGGAAATGGTAAAACAGTAGCAGAAATGATATGTGCGAGCATATGGGGAAAACCAGACAGTAATTTTATTAGCAATTTATCAAATACAGCAATAGCAAATGAAAGATTATGCAACTTTTATAGGAATATGCCAATATTATTAGATGAACTACAAATAGCAAAAGCAAAATATAAGAATTTTGATGAATTAATTTATATTTTAACAGAAGGAAAAGGAAAAGAAAGAGGAACTGTAGACAATGGAATCAGAGAACAAACATTATGGCAAACAATTATAATTTTAAATGGAGAAGAACCTATTACAAGTGATACATCTAAAGAAGGTGTAAAAAATAGAGTTATTGAAATAAATGAAGACAAGCCTATAGTAGAAGATGGAAATATGACAGTACGTTTTATACAAGAAAATTATGGATTTGCAGGAAAAGAATTTATCAGTCTAATTGAAAATAGAGAAGAATTACAAAAAATACAAGAACATTTTGTAAATGAATTAAGCAATATAATGCAATACAAAAAACAAATAAATGCTTTTTCAATTATTATGACTGCTGATTACATAGTTTCCAAAAAAATTTTTAATGATAATCCAATTATGTTAGATGAAATAAAAACATTTATTAGAGAAGACACAGACGAAACAGAAAGATATTACAACTATTTGATTGACCAGTTAAATATAAACAAAAATAAATTCTATAAAAGACAAGATAATTCAAAAAACTGGGATAATCCATCTGGTGAAATTTGGGGAAAAATAGAGCAAACAAGTGAATATAGCAATAACAGAATTACAATTTGTTATTATATTTATCCAGAAGTTGCAAGAAAAATATTTGCTGAAACCTCTGAAAATTGGAATAGCGTAAAAAAGAAATTAGCAGATAAAGGATATATAGAAACATCTAATG